AAAGAGCGTGCTGTTCTACTAAGCAAGATCACAGGCAAAAGCATTGAAGATACTAACTTTGGTCGTAGCATTATTACCAAGTATAGCAGCGATAACAATGCTACACCTGCTGGTGCTGGTGGTCAGTTCCGCCTATGGAGCGCAACCTGGGAAACAGAAGTTAGTACAACTATTGAAAACGAAGTACGTCGTCGCCTAGTAATGGCTCCTCTAATGAGAGGCATTGCAATGCAGACAAACGTAATGAAGATTCCTGTAAACCCAGAAGCAGGTCTTGCAACATGGGTACAGAATTCAGAGTTTGGTACAGCTGCTTCAGCAGGTGCCGCTCAGACCCACCAGCTAAAGGAAATCACACTAAGCGCCTATAAGGTTGCCACACGTGAATACCTAGCATACGAAGAAGAAGAAGATTCAATGCTTGTTCTACTTCCTGTAATTCGTGACGGTATGATCCGCCGTGTTGCTCGCGCAGTAGACAAGGCCATGATCAACGGTACCGGAAGCGGTGCAGATCCTGTCCAGGGCGTTGCAATGTATGACGCTACATCAGCTGTAACAGTTGATTCAAGCGCTGCAGTAACAGTTGCAAACCTACGTGCCCTACGTAAGGATCTCGGTGCTTGGGGTCTAGATCCCGCCGAACTAGTTTATGTTGTAAACACCGAAGTTTACTACAACCTACTAGACGACACCAACTTCCTAACAGTAGACAAGGTAGGCGATCGTGCTACACTACTAACTGGTCAAATCGGTTCTATCGGTAACACACCAGTAGTTGTAAGCGGCGAGTTCCCAGCAATTGCTGAAGGTGCCGCTACTGCCGCTACCAACGTCGCAGCCTTCTGCTTTGCTCCTGCTAACTTCCTAGTTGGTAACCAGCGCGGTCTACGTGTTGATACCGACAGCTTAGTAGAGACTCAGCGTCGTGTTCTAGTTGCTTCACTACGTACAGGTCTAACACAGCTAACAACCAATCTTGGTCCAGCTGTTAGTACCCTACGCTACGTTAACGCAGCTTAATAAAATCGGGGAGGACTTCCTCCCCGTTTTTCTAAGGAGCGGTTCTCCTTAGAAAAACGAAAGGATTTTTCTATGAACCTAATCACACTACAAGAGTATAAGACTTATGTTGGAATAAACACTCCAACAGAAGACCAGCTTATAAACTCTCTTATTGGCAAGACCAGTGATTTTGTAAAAACCTACTGCAAAAGAGGTTTTATTGATTATGTTGGGGAAGCAAAAGTAGAGACATTTCAAGGTGGCGGAAGCACATACTTGCTACAAGAATTCCCCGTAAAGAGCGTGTTGAGTCTTGAGTATAGTCAGGACTACGGTAATACTTATACAGAGTTGGTGGAATATCAAGACTGGGTATTGGACAGTACAGGTGCAATAGTTCTGATCTCAGGCACTAAGATGTTCGATACCAAGCCTAACAGTTATAGGGTAACCTATTATGCAGGCTACGATACAGTTCCTGGTGATTTGAAATTGGCGGTCATGGATTTGATTACTTACTACAGACGCAATGATTCAGCCATCCACAGCACAAAAGCTGCAGGCAGTAATAACGTACAAATCGAATACATTTCAACCACAAGTCTTCCAGCCCACATCAAGCGGGTGTTGGACTTGTATATGAATAGTTACAACTAAAATGTCCAAAGCAGCGTTAAGTGCTACAGTTCAGGCCCACATACTAAAAAGAGTACGTGCTCAAGCCACTAAAATACTGGAAAATACCAAATTAAAAATTCGGGATAAAAATGGTAAAGAAATATTCAATCCAGAAACCGGGTTTTCTCTAGAAAAAATTAGAAAAGAAACTAATCCCAATCAAGAAGCTATTGTAAGTCGTGGTGGTTTAAAAAGATTAGCACAAACCTTTAAAAGATTAGAAAAGGATAATGTATTAGCCACTTCAGCAGTAGAATTGTTGGGATCTGATAGTTTATTTGATAATTTTGCCGAATATTTGTTGGTAGAAGTAAATAAGCAAGAAAAACAAAAATCAATTTCTTCCGATACAGAGTTTTCTTATGTAGGTTTAAAACCTGGCGATGAAGATACAACAGCTAGGATGGCTACTCTAAAAACAGGTAAATCCTTAAGAGACGTTGTACTTGTTAGTAATATTTCGCACGGAAAATTTAACGAATACTTTATAAAATTTCTTAGGACTCAGAGCAGTGCCGGATCAGATCTTGTAGATTTTATTCAAAAAAGTGTAGATACTGGGCACCTAACAGGTGTTTTTAATATTAGACTACAAAGAATTTTTGGTTTTAAAGTATCACAACGTGACAGATCAGATTATAGATCTATTTCAATTAAATTTAGTGATGCTAATGACGAATTAAATAATCTTTTTCAAAAAATAATTACATTAATAAGCGATGCCGACTATTTGAGTAGTAATATAGTTTTTGATTTAGAACTATTTTCAACAACTACTAAGTTAGTGTATGATAAAAATGGCAATCCTACTGTCTCGGTAGAAACACAGTTGTCAGCAGCAAATCAAGAAATAGGTAGAAAACTAGCAGTCACTTCTAGGTATTTGAACAATCTATTAGATGCTGCAAGAACTCAAGCCGTGAATGCTGATAAACTAACTGCCGCTAAAAGTATGGAGCAGTTTATAGTTTCCTTAAAACCACTGGCAGATGAAGTTCTAACGTTGGCTACAGCATTGCAGTCAGAGATAAATCTTCCAGATAATGTTAGAAAAACTGTAGAAAATATATTGAAAGATAATGAGACTATTCAAACCTTGGTTACAGCTCAGGGTTCAGACTCTATATTAACTTCAATAGAAAAAACAATTGTTAATACTATAAAAGGCAAACCACTACCTACAAAAAGTAAAACTGTTTCAATAGACAGAACAGTAGGAAAAGTAAAATCTGGAAAACAACCTGGTAAGCAAAACGTAAACGTTCCAAAGATAAAAAAGACAAAATTATCTTCCAGACCTGTAACTGGTATAAAAATGCAGCGGCCTGCTCCAGCAAACTTGGTAAACTTGTTGAACGCTAGCTTGCACGATCAAATCAGAAAAAACATGGGTACCGGCAATCGCAGAGACGTTTTAAATTATCGCACCGGACGTTTTGCAAACAGTGTTAAAGTAGAGCGGGTATCGGAAAGTCGCATGGGAATGATTACTGCTTTTTATACTTACATGAAAAACCCGTACGCAACCTTTTCTAGAGGTGGTCGTCAAGAGTTTCCACGTACGCGTGACCCTAAAACCTTAATAAGCAAGTCAATCCGTGAAATCGCTTCCACTTTAGTAACTAACCAATTAAGGGCTGTAAATGTCTAAAAGAGCTAGTATAACAAAAGCCCTGTGTTCAAAAATCAACGAACTGTTAGTAGGTGATAGTTCATACACCACCAACTTGTATAACAACTGTTATCCCTACTTAAAGTTTTGGGACGAAGTAGACAACTTTCCTTCAGTCTACATAACACCCGGCTCTGAAACCCGCGAGTATTTACCCAGTGACTTTACTTGGGGGTTTCTAAATTTAAGTGTTAAACTATACTGCAAGGGCGATACCAGCCAGCAGGAATTAGAGATCTTATTAGAAGACTTTGAAAAAGCAATAGACGCAAACAGAGTGTTGGTGTACGATAGTACCAACAATCTGGAAACAACAGAAATCCTAGTTTTGAGTATTACAACAGACGAAGGATTGCTGGCTCCGTATGCAGTAGGAGAAATAAATCTGCAAGTAAGGTATGAAATACCAAAATAAAACAGTTTTGTTATACAACAGACAAAGGTCTAGTTAAAAAACAAGACATGTCCAAAAGGAAAAAATTATGGCATTAAATCTAGTACGTAATAGCCGAGTATTCTTTACTACAAACGTGAATGCGACTACCGGCGTAGTTTCAACAACAGGATTTGATAACACAAATACGTTTGAAATCCAGGTCCTAGACGGATTCTCTTTTACACAAAACACAACCTCAGAAACAGTAACTCTAAATGAGGCTGGGGCTACCCCTAGCCGTGGTCAGCGCAGTTTCAACACTGCTCTAGATCCAGTAGAGTTCACAATGAGTACTTATGTACGTCCATTCTTAGATACAACAGCTCCAAGTCCAAACGAAGTACTTGCAGAAGAGCGTTGGCTATGGAATGCGTTTGCAGGTACTGCTAAGATCGGTGACGCAGGAGCTGCATGGACTACAGGAGCAACTAGTTCAGCAGTTGCATTTACTAACAGCAATGCACACCAACTACAAAAATTTGGTATGATCTTGGTTGTAGACGGTGCCGTTTACGTCATCGACAACTGCGCAATGGATCAGGCAACTATTGACTTTGGTATTGACGCTATTGCTACCATTGCATGGACGGGTCGTGGTACTGCTCTTCGTAATCTAGAAGGTATCACAGTCGGTACTTCTAGTGGGGATGTAAGTTTCACAGGAGCTGGATTAGCAGGAACAGCAAAAACAAAAAATACAGCAGCTAGTTATCTAGCAAACAAGCTGAGTGTTACAACTGTTGTTAGTGGTATTGGTGGAGGTGGTACAACCTACTCAGTTCCTATCACTGGTGGAAGTATTACTTTTGCAAACAACCTAACCTACTTAACACCTGCTAACTTAGGTGTTGTTAACCAGCCAATTACCTATTTCACAGGTACTCGTGCTGTAAGTGGTAACCTAACCGCATATCTACGTACTGGTGGCACAAACGACACCGGCGATCTACTAAAAGATCTGTTAGCCGGATCTGCAACAAACATCGACCCAGGCTTCTCTATTACTGTAAAGATTGGTGGAGCAGCTGGCAATCGGGTAGAAATTGCAATGCCTGCAGCTGTATTACAAATCCCAACAGTAAACACAGAACAGGTTGTTTCAACAACAATCAACTTTACAGCACAAGGCAAAGCTGGTGGAGCTGCATACGATATCGAAGCAGCAAACGAAGCTACAATTACTTACTACGCTGTTTAATCTATAAATCAGCGGGAGCAATCCCGCTGATTGTTAACCAAAAAGGAAAAAAATGTCAACAAAAGTTTCTCTTAAGTCTTTGTTAGTACCCTCAAAGAACATTGAGGTAGAATATCCTGGGATGCCTGGCTTTGAGATCAGTCTCAGCTTTTTAAGCCGTGAAACTCTGCAGAACATTCGTAAAAAGAGTACAAAGACTAGCTTTAAAAACCGCCAACCAGTTGAAGAACTCAACGACGACTTATTCCTAGAGCTTTATGTAAAAGCTTCTGTTGTGGGTTGGAAAGGTTTAAAGATTCGTTATCTAGAACAGCTTGCACCTATTGATGTGAGCGGTTTAAATCCAGACGACGAACTGGAGTTCTCAGAAGAAAATGCACTATACTTAATGAAGAGCTCTTCAAACTTTGATGCATTCGTCTCAGAACAGGTAACAGACTTGGGAAACTTTTCGAAGACCAAATAACTCTTCTTTTTGACAAACTAAAGACTTGGTTGCAAAACAGCGATATAGGTGTTTCAAAAGAAACTTACCTAGAAATGTGTGAAATGTTGGGAAGCGAGCCCGTGGAAGACCAAATGCCATGGGATTTTAACGACTTTCCCTACGAAGCACAGCAAGCAGTTCAAGTATTTGGTTTATTGAAGGATGTTTGGGATCCTTTTGGTGGAAACTATTTGGGCAAAGACCTGAGTATAATATTTCAGGTCTTTGATTTGTTAGAAGTCGAGCCTTGTTCGCGCAAGCTGGTGTTCAAAATAGTTCAGCACTTAGACCATTGCAGAGCAGAAATAATAAAAGCAAAGCAAGACAGCAAAAAGCCCTCCAAGTAGAGGGCTTTTTTGCGTTTAAAATTTATAGGTTTGACAGATTTTAGCTTGCATGATATAATCTGAGGTAAACAAAAGACACCTGTAAATTTTTACAGAAAGACAGCAGGAGAACCTATGGCAACAATTAAAGTAGGTATTGACGTATCAGATAACGGTACGGCCAAGAAAGCAACAGACGCAGCAGAACGACTAAAAAAGGCTTATGACGCCGCAGGTGCTAGCGCAAAGAATATTGGTACTGGGGGCGGAAGCGGAGGTTCGCAAGCAGGCATGTCTGCCCAGGCTCGTGCGGCTTCTAGTGCTGAATTAGTGGCTTATAATCAGCAAAGAGCTGTATCACAAGGCACAGGTGCTGGTGCCCGTGACTTCGCAAAACAGGCCGAGGGCTTGGGTGGGTTAGTACGCCTGTATGCTACGTTTGCAGCAAACGTATTCGCTGTTACGGCTGCATTTAATGCTTTAAGCCGTGCAATGGATACCACCAACATGATTAAAGGCCTAGACCAGCTTGGTGCTGCTAGCGGTCAATCTTTAGTCAGTCTTAGCAAGCAGTTAGTAGAAACTACAGGCGGTGCTGTTAGTTTGCGAGAGGCTATGGAAGCCACAGCAAAGGCAAGTACTAGCGGAATTAGTAGCGAAAATATCTTAAGGTTGGGCAAAGTAGCACAACAGGCATCTGTTACTCTAGGTGTTAATGCTGTAGATGCATTAAGTAGATTGAGCAGAGGTATAGTAAAACTAGAGCCAGAATTACTAGACGAATTAGGCATTTTTACTAAACTAGATCCTGCTGTAAAAGAATATGCAAAGTCAGTAAATAAATCTGTTAGTGAATTAACTGACTTTGAAAGAAGACAGGCTTTTACGAATGCAGTATTAGCAGAAGGTGAAAAGAAGTTTTCCCAAATACAGATAGATACCAATCCTTATACAAAACTAAGTGCAGCTCTACAGGATACTTTACAGAGTGCGCTTGAGTTCTTGAACAAGGGTTTAGTACCTATAGTAAATTACTTATCACAAAGCCCAGCAACTTTAACAGCCGGTTTAGTTGCAATAGGTACAATACTATTAAAACAGGCACTTCCTGCAATAGGCCAAGTTAGGGCCGGTCTTGCGCAGGCAGCAGAAGATGCCAGAGCTGCTGCAACTGGAAAAGCCGGAGAAGCACTTGCAGCAAGAAACCAGTTAAAAGAGCTACTTGTAAAGCAGGTTGAAGAAGCAACAGACGAACAAATAAAGAAGGTAGATGAAGCAGAGAAAAAACTTTTAGAAATAAAAGGCGGTAGCATAAGTAAACAGAGTGCTATCTATAAACTGCTGAAAAAAGATATTGTTGATATAGAGCAAGCGGATATCGATGCCGCAAAGGCACAAGCTGGTAGAATAAGTGTTAATAGTAAGGCAAGAGCTGCAGAAAAAGCTGCATTAAACGACGTAATTTCTTCTGTAGAGAGTTGGAAATCAGCAAACCAACAAGAGACTGCAGTACGTACAAAGCAGTTAGAAAGCACTCTTGTATATAAAAAGGTTATTAAAGATGCCGCTGATTTTGAATTGCAAGCAAAAAGAGACGCAATTGTAAGCAATGCTGCATATAACGCAAGTCTTTTAGGTGTTAAAAGCTCTTGGACTCTGTTTAAGTTAGAAATAGCCGCTTCTGGCCTAGCAATGGGCAAGTTCGCAACAGCAACACTATACGCCAGAGCAGCATTAGCTACTCTAGCAGGTGCAGCTACAACGCTTGTTAATGTTCTTGGAAAAATCTTTTTTGTACTAGGTATAGTTACAACCGCTTGGTCTTTACTTAGTGGACTCTTCTCCAATAAGGCAGTAGATGAATTTAACTCTTCTCTACAAACCCTAGAAACATCCACAGAAAATTTAAGCAAAACCTTTCAACAAGCAGAAAAAAATAATCCATTTAGCGAAGACAGCTTAAAGGCT